CGTAAGCCTGCTAAAGTTGAATGGAAATACCAAATGGTTTACGGGGAAGCTTTATATGACGCTACATATTCACAAGATTTTGAATTGCACCCTTCAGAAGAGACTGAGCTTGTAATTAAGGTATTAGAATTAGCGGGGCTAGTTGTTAAAGATATTCAAATGTATCAAATTGCTGCTGGCGAAGAAATTAAAAATACACAACAAGAAAAAGCATAATAGATGGGTTTACTATATCAAAATAATGAGCAGTACTATCTGGGGCCAGATGGCATATGGAATAGCTACGACGAAAACTACGGTGATTACCAGTCTATATCAATAGGGGATATTATAAACAATTTTATAGTGTCATATGTTGGCGAAGGTAAACTTATAACTAAGATTAAAAGAACCGATGTGGCTTTCCACGCACAACGCGGGTTGGCTGAAATGAGTTTTGATATATTACCATCTGCAAAATGGATTGAAGTAGAAGTTGGGCCGACACTATACGTGCCATTGCCGCAAGACTTTGTGGGCTACGTAAAAGTAGCAATGACGGATGAGTCTGGTATAGAAAGAATATTATACCCAGCAAGAAAGACAGGTGATCCCGTTCCTTTTGTACAAGATAACGACTACGAGTATATATTTGATGAGCAGAACAGAGAGATTGTAACAGCTACGCCGTCTGAAACATTTAAAAGATTTAGAAGATCAGAAAGATCGGGTAGCACTCCCGAAACAGATTTTCAAAATATGAATAATGCCGACCTTATTCAAGGCGCATCTTTAGGGCGAAGATATGGGCTTGACCCTGAGCACGCTCAAAGCAATGGTGTATTTTTTATAGATCCTGTAAGAGGCGTTATGCACTTTAGCTCGAACATCGTTGGTCAAATAATTTCAATAAAGTACGTATCAGACGGGCTGGCAACAGACGATGAAAGTAAAATACATAAGTTTGCAGAAGAAGCTTTGTATAAATATATAGCTTATGCTATTGTGTCTACTAGGCCGCAAACCCCTGAATATATAGTACAACGTTATAAGAAAGAAGCAAGAGCATCAAAGCGAAACGCTAAATTAAGGTTATCAAATATTAAGCTTGAGGAGTTAACGCAAATAATGCGAGGTAAGTCCAAGCAAATAAAACACTAAAATATGCCAGAATTGATTCACACGTTCCTCAAGGGTAAAATGAATAAAGACCTTGATGAGCGTTTAGTTCCAAATGGCGAGTACAGAGATGCGTTAAACCTAGAGGTAGCTACATCCGAAGGCTCAGACGTTGGTGCATTACAAACGCTTATTGGTAATGTTCAGATGGTCAATCGTACTTTAAACGATATAACTACGTTGCATACCACATGG